AGGCTGGGGCGTTGAAGCTGACCATCAAGCGCGCCATGAAGTATGTGGCCGACGTTGATGCTATCCGCGACATTGGAGAGCCTGAAATGCCGGGCGGGGCAGCGCTTCCGCTGGCGTATGTTCCGCCGCAAGAGGCGACATATAAGTTTGACGAGAAGGCGTATGAGCGTATGCGGGAAATCTATCCCGAGGCGTTCCTCCGCATCTCGCAACTGGTCACGGCGACACCCCGCAAAATCGCGGTTGAGTTGAAATTGGCGTAACCCCCCACCACCGGCACCGCAGCGGATGATTCTGCGGATTGCTTTTCACTATATGAAAACCGGAACCGACGAATCAAACTCAAAAATGCTGTGGCGCGGATACCTCAAAACGATCTCGCTTGGCTGTAACCTCGCCGCGTCGTCGGCCAGGGTGTGCATGATGCTCGATTGCACGACCCCCAGCGCGGCGCGCCAGAAGATTGCCAACCTCAATAACCAAGGGAAGATTACGCAGGACGAGAACATGAACTACCTCGACGCGGTATCTGATTTGGCAGGCATGTATAAGCGCGGATTCCAGACGCATACCGTCGCTACGCCTGGTAACGATTGGGCGGATATCAACTGTGGCGCCCATGTTCGCATCAATCATTTCGATTCCGAAAGGCGGGGAGCGTAATCATGGGTGACTTATCAGCATTCCAGAAGAACGAGACGGAAACCGTTTCACGCATCTATGCCTATTGGAAAGCCAAAGGCGATGCCGAACCAACCCGCGGATATCTTGGCGCGTCGATCATTGGACATGATTGCGACCGGTTCCTATGGTTCACCTTCCGAAACTGCATAACCAAGACCTTTACCGGGCGCATCTACCGCCTCTTCAATACCGGACACCGTGAGGAGCCCCGCTTTTTCCAGGAGTTGCGCGGGATCGGGTGCGAAGTGCATGGAGACGAGGATGAGCAGATTGCGGTGAGCGCGGTGGCCGGCCACTTCTCCGGACACATGGACGCGGTAGCACTTGGGATTCCGGAAGCACCTAAGACGTGGCATTTGTGCGAATTTAAGACGCATTCAAGCAAGTCCTTCGGAAAGCTTCAGGGCGATGGAGTCAAGAAGTCCAAGCCGATGCACTATGCGCAGATGATGGTGTATATGGGATTGGGGAAGATGGAGCGCGCCATTTATCTGGCCGTCAATAAGGATACCGACGAACTGTACTCCGAGCGGATTGAGTTCAATTCCAAGGAGTTCAAGGCAATCATGACCCGGGCTGAGCGCATTATCAAGTCCAATGCCCCGCCCGAGCGATGCACCAACCGCGCCGACGACTTCCGCTGCAAGATGTGCGACGCGTCGCCGTTGTGCTGGGGGACGGGAGAGACGGCATTACCGATTCCCGCAAAGACGTGCCGAACGTGTTGCCATTCGACGCCGGAGATGGACGGGGATGGGAAGTGGGGCTGTGTCAAGAAAGGGAAGATGCAGCCTTGTGGAATGCACCTCATCCTCCCCCAACTCCTCACCTTTGCCGACCCCATCGACGCCGGTGACGACTGGATCAAGTTCGAGAACAAATCCGACAAGGGGCAATGGGTGCATGGCGGCAGCGAAGGCCAATGGACAACCGAAGAGTTGATGAAAACCCCGGTGGCATTGGTAGGCGTGGCGACGAAGGTTAAAGAGGTGCTGGGGGCGACGGTAGTAGGGTTTGAAATACCTACACTTTCACTCATTGATAGGTACGACCCGAAGGATTCCCGCCTGTTGTGGGAAGGGAGTGCTGATGCTGATGAGCTTGAGCCGTTTTTGACGGAGTTGCTGAAAACTCCACTAAGCCGGGAGGTGCCGACGAATAAGGAGGATACCGACGCTACCCAGGCGATTGAGTACCGGAATCAATACCTGGTGGTGATGTATAAGGAAAGCCGGTATGTGGCGGTTTGGCAGGGAGTGGAGTAATGTCACTCTTCCCGCCACCACCACTCGCCGGAGGACTCATAACCCCCCGCCCCTATCAGGAAGAGGCGTTCGAGGCTCTGGACCTTCACATATCCACAAAGGACTCAAACCCCTGCGTGGTATTGCCGACGGGTTCAGGCAAGTCCATCGTGATTGCGTGGACAATTCAGAAGTGGAAGGCCGCCTATCAACCCTTGCGCGTTTGCATCCTGGCGCACCGCAAGGAATTGGTTAAGCAGAATCATGATGAGCTTGTGGATGTATGGCCGGCGGGGGATATCGGAATCTATGCAGCGGGGCTGGGGCGCAAGGATGAGGAGCATTCCGTAATTTATGCCTCAATCGACTCCATCTATAACAAGTGGGGCAACTTTGCGCCGTTCGATATTATCATTGTGGATGAGGCGCACCGCATTCCAGCGAAGGGCGAGGGAAAATACCGCGAGTTCATCAAGGGGTGCCGGATATCGAATAAGAATTTGCGCGTGATTGGTTTCACGGCCACCCCGTACCGCATGGGTTGCGGTCCCATCTGCCACAAGGACCACATTTTAAACGAAGTTTGCTATGAGGCGAATGTAGGTGATCTTATCGCCCAGGGATTCCTTTGCAAGCTGCGGTCCAAGATGGGTGATGTCCAGCCGGACCTTACCAACGTCAAGCGCAATAGTGGTGGGGACTATATCGAATCATCCCTCGCCGCGGCGATTGATACCGACGACCTTGTGAGTCGCACCATTAAGTCGGTCATGGAAACCCTTATCCGCGAGCGCCGGAAGTCGGTGTTGTTCTTCTGCGTGGATATGGACCATTGCAAGCGGGTGTCGGTGGAGCTTCGCAAGTATGGCGTTGATGCCCCGTATGTGACGGCTAAGACCCCGCACCATGAGCGCGATCGTATATCGGAGGGGTTCAAGACCGGGCGCTACAAGGCGCTTTGCTCGATCAATGTATTCAGCGAGGGGTTCAACGCCAAGCGGGTTGATGCCGTCGTATTGTTGCGCCCTACGCTATCTGTCGGGCTCTATTATCAGCAGGTGGGTCGAGGGCTCCGCCTGCACGACTCCAAGACCGATTGCCTGATTCTTGATTACGCGCATTGCATCCAGGAACACGGTCCAATCGACTGCATCGAGGCCGGCGAAGTCAAGATTATCGAGTGCGGTGGATGTGGGGATACCTTTTCCCGCGCCATACGGGTATGCCCGCATTGCGGATGGGAGATTCCGAAAGAAGAGATCGAGCGGGCCGAGGCGGTGGAGCGCGAAAAGAAGATGCACGAAGAGAAGGCCAGTCAAGCCGCGATTCTTGGCATGCAGCCGGAGGATGTGGAGGTTTCGGATGTGGCATGCCACCGCCACTCGAAGCCCGGCGCATTTGACTCCATCCGCGTCGAATACCGTTGCGGCCTTTCGAGTTATCGGGAATGGATCTGCCTCGATCATGGCGGGTTCGCGGAAAAGAAGGCGCGACGATGGTGGGGCGAGCGGTTCGGATGGGAAGAGGCCAAGACCGTCACCGTGGATAGCGCCCTCCAGGATATGCTTTTAGGACAACGGATTAAGGATGTTACGAAACAAATCACCATCGTAAGGCGCGATAAGAAATACCATGACATCGTGCAGTACGTTCTCAATAAGGGAATAACCACCAAATGACAGACTCACCTATGCTGACTGCCGCCATTTCCTACGCCGCCCGCGGCTGGCTAGTTATCCCATGCCGACCAAATACCAAGCTTCCCCAAACATCTCACGGAGTTAAGGACGCCACCACCAATGAGGCGACTATCCGGGCATGGTGGACGAGGTGGCCGAATGCAAACATCGCACTGGCATGCGGAAAGAATTCAGGCGTTTACGTCGTGGATATTGACGTGAGCGACGAGGACGTTGAGGCGGGAATCAAGGCGGTAGATGGATGGGCGTCCCTTGAGAAGATGGGATCACTTCCCGAGACCATGATGCAGAAGTCACCACGGGGAGGTGGTCACTTTTTCTTCAAGACAGACACACCGCCCCGCAATCAAAACGGATTCAAGCCGGGCATCGACATCCGCGGTGACGGGTACTACGTCATGCTCGCCCCCTCTATCCATCCCAACGGTAAGGCGTATGAATGGCGCGAGAATTACGGACCGGACCAAGTGGAGATGGCCGACTTCCCCGCCTTCATGCGCCCGGAGGACAAGAAAGCATCAATGCCGTGGGATAAAGCCCCGGTGACTCAGGCTGTGCGCCCATCCAGCACCCCGACGATTGAGCGGGCATCACTATACCTGGCGCAATGCGAAGGCGCCACCCAGGGGCAGTCTGGCCATGATTCATTGCTAAAGGCGGCGAGCGCAATGGTAAACGGATTCGGACTTGATGACGGAACGGCATTGTCGCTCTTGTGGAGTGAGTACAACCCGCGATGCAGCCCGCCGTGGGACCGGGCAAAGGCGAGCGATGTGCGGGATTTCGAGCGCAAGGTGAGGGAGGCTGGCAAGTCATGCGCAAAGCCGCGGGGATACCTACTGAACGAGTCGAGCTATACC